CTCATAGTTTGGCTTCTCCTATTTCACTCAATAGTTTTATTTTTACTGATCGGCTTTTCTTGCGTAGGAACTTTGCAATTGCCTCCCGTTCCTCCTCAGTTTTAAAAGGCCATGCGAGTCGGATCTTATCCATGTCAATGCCCTCGCACGTTTCCTCAACTTGTTTCTGCACATCTTTACCGACCAACTGGTCAACCATCCACTGCGTTACATCGGTCACGCTTGATCTCCTCACTAACTTGTTTGGCTTCGACATCGGTTAAGTAAATGTAATAGATCGAATTAAACATACGCCTACCGATCCCATTTAACTTTGCACCAACATCACAAATTTTTAATAACGCGATACGTTCAGCAATCAACTCGGGCGTGGGCGGTATCTCGGCATCCAACTCTCCAAAGATACTCCCGATGCGCCCCGTGCCATCAGCATTGATTTCTGCACGCACTGTTACTCTTGTTGTCGATTTCATCATGCCGATTATAACTACGCTTTGGGACTAGGATCAAGTGGTATGAGAACGAAATACTCGCTAGTGGAAACCCGAACACCAACGTCCGGCAGTCTTTCACCATCGCTTAACATCTTTAGCATGCCAACGTTCATAGCGATTTCCTCGGGTAATTGTTCAAACGATTCATAAACCTTTGAGCCGTGAAAGGCATCATTGAAGTCGTTTCCGTCCACATCCTGCACAGACACCACCACCCGACCATGATCTATGAACAGCACGTGATGCTTACGAACATACGTTTTTCTACGGGCTTGGTTTAACTCATACAAATCAAGTCCCTCATCAGCAATCTTTTGGAAGGCTGGTGTGATGAACGTAATCCCCATGTCACGCAGTCTCTTAACTTCTTCGTACAAAGTTTTAAAACCTGTGGCGTCGCTAAAAATCCCTCCATATCTATTACCCTCCGCACGCCATGTCCTGATTGCGTGGATGGCTGCTTTGTCGCTTCGCGCCATAACTTCTCGGTATTCAAACGGCGTAATGTGGTCGGTTGCTAACTTCAAAACCTTGGCTAAGTCCTTGGTCTTCTTGCGCTTACGATCAGCATTACCACTTCTGAACTTCTGATTCTCAACAGTCCGAGACTGCACAGTCCATTCCTGCTCACTGCTGTTCCAAGTCACCGAACCCACGAACTCATCTACCTGCGGAAACCGGGGATCTTTGAATGCGACCTGCTTGTACCTAGCAACATCATGGGAATACTGCACTGCAAAATTACCAATCACCTCAAAGTTTGGTGCTCGGGCCTTGCGGATGAACTGCTTGATGAAGTCCTGAATCTCAGGCAAGAACTCTTCGATAGGGGTCTTGAATTGCATTTCACTCTCCTTTTGCTTTTACAATGATTTCAAATCCATCAGCGATGCGGTTTACCTCAACTTCTTTACTGATGATCTTATCCATGACTAGTGCCATAGTTTTAACTCCACGTAGTAACTTGTAATTGCGATAGTGCAACCACACGATCCACGTGCCCATCAATGCAAACAAACCTGCGTATTCCATAACACCTCCTTAGAAATTGAAAGCAGACAAGATGTCGTCCACCTTCTTCTTGACCGAATGACGCACCATGTCGGATTCGCGGATAGACTTGGGATCTACACCAGCAATCACAGACTCCAAATCCTTACGGGCCTTCTCAAGTTTGGGATCATTCGTTACGTTAAGCCTAGTCAACAAGCCGCACAGATCCACAGCATTAGTAATTAGTGAATCACGGAAGATCTGCGTCCGGTTCTCCTCGCCATCTTTGTTGACCCGGGGTTGCGCGGCATCGGCCAGTTTGGTGCTCATGTGGGATAACACTTCGTGCAGACGGCTCCACAATTCTCCCATCGCTTCCTGTAACTTGTTATTGAAATGATCTTCGTACTGGCGGGCCAGATCTCGCTTCACATCTTCCCCGGCTTGGATACGGAAATCATTTGCAGTCGGGAGCGGGGTGATTGCGTAACGGAACTTGAACTTTTGCCGTAATTCCTCCGCATCGGGATACTCTGCGCGATCAAAAAGCGCACCAAGTTGGAAGGCGGCGGCTGATACCAGTTGCGGATACTCCTGCAGGAAGTCCTCCACGGCTGTATTGAACTGTTGCTCAAACGCGTTAAGGGATGCCTTGTAGTCAAAGAAGTTAGCCATAGGTAGCAGACGTGAGCCACCGTCAGACCAGCAGATCGTTTGGTCGTAGTGCCATGTGCGGATCGTACCAACAAGTTTCTGTAACTCCTCAAGTTTCTGCGTACCTGCCAACAGATGCTTGTGATAGTTACCCGCCCGAGACTTCGTACCCTTGGCAGAGTCGATCTCCTCGGATACTTTCTTGTCCAGTTTGCGTCCAGTCCACACGCTGATGTTCAGGTCAATCAGCAGGCAGTCGGATAAGTCCATCAACACAGAATCATTTTGCACGTTCATTTCACTCTCCTTAAAAGTTATAGTCGACTATAGGTTTTACTGCTCGTTACTGCCGTTGCTCTTCATATACTCCTTACATAACCACATGATGAACTGCGAGTAGTTAAGATCTATCCCCGTTTGTTCTGCATGTAATTTCTTTGCATCATCCACTGCCGCTCTCGCGTCGACGCGGATCAATAACGCTTTGTACCCCGGGCTTGTGCTCATATTAATCTCCTATAAAAACGGTTAGTCCAACATTAGATTGCTTGTTCTTGGTAGTCACGCCCCACAGAATAGGCGCAGTCCAGTGCGTACCCCAGTTATCTACGTACCCATCGGTCAGCATGACGATTGCTTCAGGCTCTAACTTCTTGGCACGTATGTAGTCGCTAACACACTGAGGGCTAGTGCCACCGCCACCCGCAGGCTTAGTCGATGTGAGCAAAGACTCAAACGCATCACGGTCATACACCTCGTGTTGGCAGACAGACGTGTCCCAATAAATTAAGTCGATACCTTCGGGCACTACGGTTTTGCAGATTTCACGTACTTGTGACAAGAAATTACCAATTACCTCCTCGTCGATTGACCCAGACGTATCTATCGCAACCACCAGTCGGCCCATAGATTCACCGATCACAGACGGGAGATATACGTCCCGATCTATCCACCGCCTGTTTGGTCTACGGTATGTGGACATTTCACGCTCGGCACAAAACGTTGTGATGAAGTCCCGCAACACCTCGCGCCAATCTACCTTGGTCTCAAGTAACTCAGTGATCTCACGTGGCATGCCCCCTTTCATTTTCCCGGCAAGCAACGCACCTTGTCGCAAGGCTTGGTCGATCTGATTGCTGATTTCCTCGCGCTCTTTTGTTGACATCTCTTGGGCCTCATCCCACCCATGCTCGTCAAGGCCACCGCCCTCTTGCGTTTCTGCACCATCATCGCCTGAACCCGAACCATTTTTACCTCCCCGGCCATCGCCAAATGTTTGCAACATCCGAAACACAGCACCCGCATCCATGCCGCGATACCGCTCGTCAAGACACCCACCCTCGGGCAGACGAACATCTTTACCGTCAGGGTCAGAGTCGTGAATCATCAGGTTAATGACGAAATCACAGGCCATGTTTGCCAGTCGCTTGTCCTGCTTGTAAAGATCTAGCCACGTAGTCAGATGACGAAACGCTTTGTGTAGGTTCTCGTGAAGTATGAGACCCCGCAACTCCTCATCCTTTAACGTCTCAACAAATGCACGCCCGTACCGTGTGTTGAAGCCATCCGTGTAAGCAGTCGGACAGCCATCATCAAGCACAGCAGTCGTGCCCGTCATAAACAAGCCGGAATACAGACAATACTTCGGCTCGTTCATCAACCAAATGTGTGCTTTCTGCACACGCTGTTCAGCAGATAAAGCCATTTTCACCCTCCAAAAGTTATAGTCAGACTATAGATCTCAAAACGCCCACTGATTGTCAGACGCCCACTTCTTGAACTTGGCATTACCTACCAAGATCTTCTGCTTTGTTTCAGACTTGATACCCGACTTGGCAAACAGTGCTTGCCACTCCATATCCATCCGCTTGAGATAGTCCAACCACGGATCGACAGACTTGGCATCCACTCGGCTCAGTGCAGAAAACACCAGCAAGCACTTAGCGATAGTGTCAGTAGGCCCGGGCAACTTCGCACCCATCGGGTCAGCCACGATAGATTCCCACGTCGGCAACTTGTCCACCACGGTAAAGAAAGACTCCATATCCCGTGCCGCTTTCTCACCGATAGTCCCGGCAAGGAGCGAGATAGTAGTCGTGTGGCCCAACTTGTCCCGGCGCTTGGCGATGTGGCTCGCCTTCTCTAAAGATCTTGGTGTAACGAACGCCGTTTGACCGGCTCGTACTGGGTTGAAGATGTACTCGTTATCCTTCTGCGCCGGATCGGTATAAGACTCAAGGCACTGCGGATTACCCTTGACCCACGCAATAACTTCGGGAGCGATATCATTCTCAATAGCCCACGCACCCCACGAATCAGCATCCACCGACCCATCAGCATTAAAGCCTGCGTGTGGTTTGCGCACCGTAGTAAAACAGACACGGTTACGGGCATGGGCCTCAAAGGTATCGCCCACCGAATCGCTTGCCATGTTAGTCGTGCCAAAGATCTTGGAACCAGCAGGCACGTACTCATCACCAATGCGACCCTCGTTCATCAGGGTAAGCAATACGTTCTTAACGGTCTTCATCGCCTTGCCGATCTCGTCCAGCATGATGATGACGGGCTTGCCGGATTGGAACTTGAACCGTGCGTTCGGAGCGAACCTAGTAACACGTTTACCGTTCTCCTCTACCGTGTAGGGCAGAGCAAAGTCACCCAAGTCAAGCAAGGTGCAGTCAATATAGGCAACCTCGTGATCGGGGTAACGCTTCTGCAACACTTTGAGCATCGCAGACTTACCAATCCCCGGCTCACCTTGACCGATGATTGTGACCTCGTGACCCAACTCACCGATAGCATCGGCGAACTCAAGCAACGACAACTTACTGCTCAGGCTTACTGTAGCCATTTCACTCTCCTTAAAGTTATAGTCAGACTATAGGTTTAACGCAACCACATACTACCACTACATAATACTACTATTATACACTACTATTTACTTCAACGCAAGCCCCCATCGTGCAATCAATCTCCTCCGGCTTGCACGCAAAGTAATATCTGCGTTCACACATTGATATGACAAACACCAACTTGTCAGTGATTGATTCGATGTAATGCGGCCGACCCATGAACTTGACGGGATCACCGACCACAACTTCCCGCCCGTCAGTCACTCTAAATAAACGCATCACTCACCCCTCTTTCTTTTCTGCTTAGTTTCTTTACGAATGTCGTAATACAGCACCAGACCGACACCCACCAGCACAACAACTGCAAACCACGCCACGCTTTGGGCGGCTTCATGTGGGCTCATCTCACCAACCCTCCTTTGTTGTTGATTCCCTTTGCCATCACCCGTGCCGACTGCGCCGTGAAAAACATCGGGCCTTGTTTGTGTGGGGTAAGCACAGTCCAAGTTTTCTGCTCTGCTTTGGATGCCTTCTCCCCGCACTTCTTACATAAAGAACTTAATAGTCCACGCTCAGGTGGCTTAATATCTGAGCCACAATCGTTACAATGCACCCATCTCGTAGCCATGTTAGACCTCCAAAATATCAAGCACACGCCAACCCATCACAGCAGACTGACCCCGTAGGATTCCCCGAGCCATGCCAACATCAGCGGCATAAACACGGAACTCTTTCCACCGTGAAACGCCACCGATCTCCAACAACACATTGAATCCAAACTTTTTCATCTCATACTCCTCTCACAAAACAATCAATAAAATGCACTCGGTCTTTGGTGCTCAGGGTTTCCCAACTGGGCTTGACGAACTCGACCTCGTAGTCAAACGAATCTCTACGCCACGACTTCTTACGACGAACTTGCACTTTCGGGATCTCTTTTACTTGGGGTTTGATTGCCTGCAACTGCTCGGCTAGGGTTTTAGTAGTCATGTTCACTCTCCTTAGTTTGTTAAGACACGCAACGATGAAATCTCTCAGTCAACTCAAGCAAATAAACCTATAGTCAGACTATAAGATTCCATCGCGCCGTGTCCGGCGTTTGAACCCCTCTGCTAATCGCAGTCCTGTGTGGTGTTCGGGGTAGGGTGTATGAGATAGCGTGGCAAAAGGGGTGAACTAAACAAATCAAACCCCTCAACTACTTCATACACCGCAGAGATACTGCTCGGGTTGTCATGCAAGGGGATGGGGGTTCGCTGATCTACACCGTTCTGATGTTGTCTTGCCTATGGATATGGGATAGTGGGGCAGGTGATGTATCCGTGCCTAGCCAAGTGAACATGTGACTACACATGGAATTCACACCACAACAACAGACCACGCGCTACGATTGTGCCGTGACCTACATAGAATCTTGAACCTGTACCAATTACTTGCACAAGCCCTACGCCTACTCTGCACTCGGCAGTTAAACCGAAAACCTATAGTCAGACTATAGGATCGGGATAGCCGAGCATTTGGATGGGTTGTTAAAGAGCGGAGCCGAGGTGGATTTCGACTTTGAAACCCTATTATCTCATAAATCTATGAGTGTGTCAAGTGGTTTTCGGGGGATCTGCATGGGGTTTCGGTGCAGGGTTTTACTTTTACTTTGGGGGCTTGTTCCACGGGGAGGGGGTTTTGTTCTGCGATGTTCTTTTTATTTGAACGGGAGAAAGTTTATATAGATCAATATGTTAGGGGGAGAATCACGCACTTGTTCCTTTGTTCCATGTAAAAATACACACCTGCGCAAGACCTCTTTCCCTGCCGAAAAAGCAGGGACTAAAGTAAAAGTAAAAGTGTTCTGACTTCGGGAGACCTGTATATATATTTTATTAAAGAACAAATATATAGAAAATGAAGAAAAGAACAGAAGAATCAATAACTTAGCCTGTACTCTTAAAAAGAACAAGAGGAACAAAGTTTGGAACAATGGCTTGCACAAGCCGTTTGGCTGTTCCACAAAAAAATTTACAATGGAACAAATAGGTATGTGCTCAATTTCGGCAAGACTTGCCGTGTAAAACCTATAGTCGACTATAGGATTTTGGCCCCCGCACCGAGAGGACACCAGTTCCACCCACCCCCACCCACCCACCGATAAGTTCTTAACGCGCACGCGACTCGCGTGGTGGATGGGGCCTCTATTAAAAGCGTAACTAATAAGAGCGGCTATGCCGCTCTTACCGATATGACACCAGTTCTGGACGAAAAAAAACCCCGCCAGATTTCTCTGACGGGGTCGGGGTATTACTCGGCGGCGGCTTCGTCTAAGGCATCCACCAGGAACGCGGCCAGGGTTGCAAGGCCGTCATTCGCGGCCCGCATTTTCTCGAAACCCTTGCGAAGTTTCTCGCTGGCCTTTTCGGCCGTATCGGCCGGAGCGATCGCGATCATGATCGTGCCATTCCCGCCAGTCTTCGCGCCAGTCTTTTTGCCAGTCTTACGGGCCGAGTTCATGCTAAAGGCCTTGCCGTCATTCACGGCCGCGCGAATTTGCGACAGGTACGCTTGCCGAGTATTAACCGACAAGTTGACAGGCATACCGTCAAATATCGCGGATGCCACAGCGCAAGTCTTACGACTCGCGCCAATCTTAATTTTGGCATCCCGCAAGGTTTTAATATGGCCCTTGATCGTATCGGTGGCCGTGGCCGCTGTATGTAGTACGCCTAGGTTCACGCCGATATCGCGGCCGATAGCCGTTGCGTTGATTGCAGGGGTCTTGCTGGCCTTGCTGTTTTTCTTCGTTGTCATGCTAACTACTCCTCTAAAGGTTGATTGAATGTCGCGTTTTCTGTCGCGACAACCAAACTATAGCATAAGTCTACGAGATACAAAATCCTATAGTCGACTATAGGTTGACATCACACCCCACCCGCCCCCTACCCCCCAAACTGGCTATATGGGACCCGCCCGCCGCTACGCTGTGTGTTTTGCACATCCAATCACACATATCCTCAAATCAATGTAAAAGTAAAAGACCCCCCACCCCCTATCGTTTTACCCGGCTAGAACGACCCCCTCTATATAGAAAACACCCCCCTTGTCTTTTCCAATGGGTCCCATACCCCCGGGGGGTATATAATTTTTTGGCGGGGTTTCCCGCTGACTTTGTTGGTTCATGACGCCCAGCAAGAGGTGGCGTGTAACGCTTGCAGCGGGGGGAGGCCCCAACTCCAGTATTTTCGGACTCCAAGTCTCTGACCCCGCACTTTTTTCAGGGAGGGTTAAGCAGGCATCAGAGGATGCGGCACACCGAGGTTTTTCCTGCTTTCCACTCGGTCTGAGTTGACCCGCCAAATCTGCCTCCCACCTTTACTCTTGACAAAATAAAAATACATGCTACTTTCCGGGCAACTGGAGCCACAAACCGCCCCTTACATGCCCATTGTCATAACACCTGAAGTTGGAATACCGCTGCCCTTTGACGTTACGCCAGAGGAGGCCGAAGGCTTTAGAGAGCGGGCTAAGGCTGCTTGCCAGACAATTCTGGACCTGATCCAAAACGGCGCAGATGTAAAAGCCGACGAAGAAGATTCAGCCAAGGCACATCAGATCATTGCCACAGAGAAGTTCACCCCGGCAAAGACACCCCCGGGCACCATCCTTAAACTTGAGGCACTGCTGGATCATTACGACCACGAGTTCCTTGAAGCCAACCGCAGAATTCAGAATCTTGTAACGAACAAGTTGCTGGAAGAGACCGAGAACGAAGATCCCAAAATTCGGATGCGTGCCTTGGAATTGCTGGGTAAGCGCAAGGGGGTACAACTCTTTACCGACCAGATCGAGATAACCATTAAGCAAAAGCCCATCGACGAGATTGAGAAAGAACTCGGATCCTTGTTGGAACGCTACATGGGCCCTGTCGAGCAGGCGGTTAAAGACGACGTAGAAGATGTTGAGGAGATAAAAGAGCCAGCCGTCATACCGGATGACGATGAGTTAGATGCCATGCTTGGGCTAAAGAAGGAGGGCGGGAATGGGCAGCAACCACCTGCAGACGCTCCTAGCCAATAAGTCCCAACTGGATCAACTCCCGCCGAGTGTAAAAGCCCGGCTGTATGAGTTGCTGGAGGAGTTAGAGGAGAGAAAGGCGGCTGAGAACGCCCAGAAATCCTTCATGGCCTTCGTGCAAAAGGTCTGGCCCGGGTTTATTCATGGGGCACACCACACCAAGATGGCCGCTGCCTTTGAGCGGGTAGCGGAAGGCAAAGTAAAAAGGCTCATTATCAACATGCCACCCCGGCACACTAAGTCAGAGTTCGCCTCATACCTGCTCCCGGCTTGGTTTCTAGGTAAGTTCCCTAACAAAAAAGTGATCCAAACCTCCCATACGGCTGAGTTGGCGGTGGGTTTTGGTCGGAAAGTGAGGAACCTTGTCGATCAGGACACGTATAGAGAGATTTTTCCTGCAGTGGCGCTACAGTCAGACTCTAAGGCTGCTGGCCGGTGGGCGACTAATAAGGGGGGAGAGTACTTTGCTATCGGTGTTGGAGGCGCTGTTACGGGTAAAGGTGCAGACATCCTCATCATCGACGACCCCCACAGTGAGCAAGAAGCCGCCCAAGCCGAAACCAACCCGGAAATCTACGACAAAACCTACGAGTGGTACACGTCGGGCCCGCGCCAGCGTCTCCAGCCGGGGGGAGCGATCATAATTGTGATGACCCGGTGGTCTAAAAAGGACCTAACCGGGCAAGTTATCAAGGCGGCAGGTCAAAGATCGGGTGAAGAGTGGGAAGTTATTGAGTTTCCTGCCATTTTGCCCTCGGGTAAGCCCTTATGGCCGCAGTTTTGGCCCCGTCACGAGTTAGAAGCCCTCCAAAAAGAGTTGCCGCACGGCAAATGGATGGCCCAGTACCAGCAGAACCCCACTTCTGAGTCCTCTGCGATTGTAAAAAGGGAGTGGTGGCAGGTATGGGAGGATGAAGAGGCCCCGCACTGCGAGTTCACCCTGATGGCTTGGGATACGGCCTTTGAGAAAAGCAACCGTGCGGACTACTCTGCCCTGACCCACTGGGGAGTCTTTTACAAAGATGACGATACGGGCACAAAACAGGCCAACATCATCCTGCTAAACGCCTTTCGGGACCGCTTGGAGTTCCCGGCACTAAAGAAAAAAGCACTGGAGTTTTGGGAGGAGGACCAGCCGGACTCGGTAATCATCGAGAAGAAGGCTTCCGGGGCTCCGCTGATATATGAACTAAGGTCGATGGGCATCCCGGTCCAGGAGTTCACACCAAGTAAGGGCAACGACAAGATCGCACGGCTAAACGCTGTGGCAGACCTTTTTGCTTCGGGTAGAGTCTGGGCACCCAACACCCACTGGGCTGAGGAAGTGATTGAGGAGGTTGCATCCTTCCCGGCGGGGGAGCATGATGACTATGTTGACTCGGTATCCCTTGCGTTGATGCGCTTCCGTAAGGGTGGATTTGTGCGTTCGTTACTGGACGAAGAGGATGAGCAGCCTTACTTCAGAGGCAGAGTTCAGGGGTACTACTGATGACGGTTACACAGCAACACATGGGGCGTAATTCGTTGGTAGACCGATTGGCTGCTCAGGTAGGTAATCGAGATTTGGCTATTGAAATATTAAAAAAGCGTGGACACTTGGCTCAAGATGGCAAGACATTAACGGCAGAAGGTATGAAGCGAAATGCTATGACAGCCGAAGAGCGTGCAATTGATCGTGCTGTAAAACGTACAGGTAAAGAGGCAAAAGACTTCACATATAAACCGGCAACAAATATGGCGGTTTTAAAAAATAGGAAATAAACATGGCAATTGACAAAGCACTTGGACAGGCTCCGATGGGGCTTAAGGATGAAGATCTGGCGATGATGGAGCCGGATATTGAGATTGAGATTGAAGATCCTGAGTCAGTAAGTATCAAGGCTGGTGGGCTGGAGATAGAGATTGAGAAAGACGAAAATGGCGATGACTTTAACGCCAACCTTGCCGAAGAGATAGATGAAGGTGAACTGACTGAACTGGCAGGGGATCTGCTAGGTGACTTTGAAGAGGATCTAAGTTCACGTAAGGACTGGATGCAGACCTACGTGGATGGCATTGAGTTGCTCGGTATGAAGGTTGAGGATAGGACAGAGCCTTGGCCGGGGGCTTGTGGTGTATATCACCCGTTACTAAGCGAAGCCCTTGTGAAGTTCCAAGCCGAGACCATGATGGAAACCTTTCCTGCACGGGGTCCGGTTAAGACACAGATTATTGGTCGTGAGACTCCTGAGAAAAAAGACGCTGCCCAGCGTGTTCAGGATGACATGAATTATCAGTTGACCGATGTGATGACGGAGTACAGACCCGAGCACGAGCGCATGCTGTGGGGGCTGGGGTTATCGGGTAATGCGTTTAAGAAGGTGTATTACGACCCAAGTTTTGAGCGTCAAGTTAGTGTATTTATTCCAGCAGAAGATGTCGTGGTGCCATACGGTGCCTCTAACATCCAGACCGCAGAGCGGGTGACGCATGTGATGCGTAAGACGCCTAACGAGTTAAGAAAACTCCAAGTAGCGGGCTTTTGGAAAGATATAGAACTGCCAGAGCCACAGGACACGTTTGATGAGGTTGAGAAGAAGATTGCTGAGAAGATGGGCTTTCGTGCCTCATCCGATGATCGGTACAAGATCCTTGAGATGCACGTTGACCTGGACCTGCCCGGCTATGAGGATAAGGACAAAGATGGGGAGCCGACGGGTATTGCGCTGCCTTACGTTGTCACTATCGAGAAGCAGACACAGACAATCTTAGCGATTCGTCGCAACTGGGACCCTGATGATGACACCAAACAAAAACGAAACCATTTCGTTCACTACGGTTACATCCCCGGCTTTGGCTTCTATTGCTTCGGCCTCATTCACCTCATTGGCGCTTTTGCTAAGTCAGGCACTTCTCTTATCCGCCAACTGGTCGACGCTGGTACGCTGTCTAACCTTCCCGGTGGATTTAAAACCAAGGGACTACGAGTCAAAGGCGACGATACTCCCATTTCGCCAGCGGAGTTCAGGGACGTAGACGTACCTAGCGGCACCATCAAAGACAACATCATGACGCTCCCGTACAAGGAGCCGTCGCAAGTTTTAATGACGTTGTTGGGTCAAATTGTTGAAGAAGGTCGTAGGTTCGCTAGTGCAGCAGATCTAAAGGTTTCTGATATGTCAGCCCAGTCGCCTGTGGGTACCACACTGGCGATATTAGAAAGAACGTTAAAGGTGATGTCGGCCGTTCAGGCTCGTATTCACTATGCGATGAAAGAGGAGTTTAGGCTCCTTAAGGTCATTATTCGTGACTACACCCCTGATGAGTATTCCTACGAGCCAGAAGAAGGCTCCCGTCGGGTTAAGAAGTCTGACTACGATCAGGTGGATGTCATACCGGTATCGGATCCCAACGCGGCAACTATGTCGCAGAAGGTGGTTCAGTATCAGGCGGTTATGCAGTTAGCCCAAGGCGCACCGCAGTTATATGACCTGCCATATCTACATCGTCAGATGTTAGAAGTTCTGGGTATTAAGAATGCCAATAAGTTAGTACCCAACAAAGAAGACATGAAACCACGTGATCCGGTGACGGAAAACATGGATGTGCTTAATGGAAAACCCGTAAAAGCATTTGCCTATCAAGATCACGAAGCCCATATCGCTGTGCATATGGCAGCGGTACAGGATCCGAAGATTGCCAAGATGGTTGGGCAAAACCCGATGGCTAATCAGATCATGGCGGCTATGGCGGCTCACATTACTGAGCACGTAGCCTTTGAATACCGTCGTCAGTTAGAAGAGCAGTTAGGTGTTCCTTATCCTGCCTTTAATGAAGAAGATGACGAGCGTATTCCTGAACAGATGGAGATTCACCTATCACGTCTGGCCGCAGCAGGAGCACAAAAACTTCTTGCTAAGAGCCAAGCGCAAGCAGCACAGGAACAGGCACAACAGGTCGCACAGGATCCGATTGTGCAGATGAAGCAGGCAGAACTTCAACTCAAGGCCCAAGATCTTGAATTGAAGAAACAGAAGTTAACAACTGACGCTGCGGCAAAAGCAGATCAGTTGGATATTGAACGTCAACGGATTGAGTCCCAGAAAGAGATTGCAGGAATGCAAGTCGGGGCCAAGACCGCAAAAGATCGTGCTGAGTTGGAAGCCCGCATGGAGTTAGAGGGAGTTCGGCTTGGTTCGCAAATCGCCCGTGATAAGGCGCAACCACAAAAGAAGGAGAATAAATGAGTAATGACTTACTCAAGTACCTATCAGAAAAGGTACGAGAGGAAATGAAGGTGATTGAAAGTGATACGGTTTTAGGACACGCAAAAGACTTTGGAGACTACAAGTACGCTTGTGGGATCTATCGTGGCCTGTTAATCGCAAACAACGTTCTCATAGAGACCGCAGAAAGGATGGAAAACGACGATGAGTGAAATTGCCATCGCTACAGAAGAAGGTGAAGTAAGCACGATTCCGGATACTCCGGAGCGCAAAGCCAAGCAGGTGCCGGACCCTTCGGGGTATCGAATCCTATGTGGGATACCAAATATTGAGGAAACCTACGATAGCGGCATCCTTAAATCCGACATGACCATCCAACATGAAGAACTCCTCACAACGGTGCTCTTTGTGATGAAGATGGGACCGGATTGCTATAAGGACAAGGAACGCTTTCCCAGCGGCCCTTGGTGTAAGGAAGGGGACTTTATTCTCGTGCGCCCACACGCAGGTACGAGGCTCAAGATTCATGGTCAAGAGTTTCGGATCATCAACGACGATTCCGTGGAGGGTGTAGTTGAAGACCCCCGTGGCATCTCTCGCAGGTAAGGAATAGACATGGCTGAAGAACAAAAGAAGGATGACTTCGAGGTAGAAGTCGAAGGTCAGGAAAAAGAAGTTGCTGCATTGCAGCAAGAAGAGAAACAGGCTAAGGGTAAACCCGATGTCGATATTGAGGTGGTTGACGATACGCCGGAAGAAGATCGGGGTAGAGAACCGCTTCCTAAGCACGTTGTTGATGAACTTGAGGCTGATGAGTTGGAGGAATACTCCGACAAAGTAAAAGTTCGTCTAAAGCAGATGAAAAAGGTCTGGCACGATGAGCGTCGGGCTAAGGAAGCGGCTTTGCGAGAGCAGCAAGAGGCTCTGGCTATGGCCCAGAAGATTTTTGAAGAGAACAAACGGCTAAAAACTAGGCTGACTGAAGGTGAGAAAAACTTCATCGACACAGCCAAGGGCGCTGCCGAACTAGAGTTGGAGATGGCTAAGAAAGCCTACAAAGAGGCTTACGAGGCTGGTGATGTGGACAAGGTGGTGGAGGCTCAGGCCAAACTCAACGAGGTTTCGTACAAACTCCAACGGGTACGGGATTACACACCCCCTTTACAAGAGAAAGAAGTTGAGGTAAATAGCAATGAGGCACCGCCAGTACAAGTGCCTCGTCTTGACCCTAAAACGACTGCGTGGCAAGAGCGCAATACGTGGTGGGGTGCGGACGAAGAGATGACAGCATTGGCATTAGGCTTTCATCAAAAACTTGAGAAGCAGTACGGCAGACAATATGTCGGAACTGATGAATACTGGCAGCGCATTGACGAAACAATGCGTAAGCGGTTCCCCGACTATGAGTGGGGGGACGAAGAAGTTAAAACGACCAACGGGGGCGGCAAGCCCGTTGTGCGCACCGAAACAAAACCCGCCACTGTGGTTGCTCCGGCTACCCGCAGCACGTCCTCCAAAAAGATTGTGCTGAAACAAAGCGAGATTAATCTTGCTAAGAAATTTGGGATAACTCCTGAGCAGTATGCAAAGGAAAAGATGAGACTGGAGAATCAAAATGGCTGAAAATAAACTTGCACGCGAACTTGAAACCCGAGAGCAAACTGAGCGTCCTAAGACATGGCAACCCGCTTCTGCGCTGCCTGAACCGGATAAACAGCCCGGGTATGCTTATCGGTGGATACGCGTTTCTTCTATGGGTCAACAAGATGCAAAGAACGTAACGGCAAAACTCCGTGAGGGGTGGGAGCCAGTTCGTATTGAAGAGCAACCCAAGTTCCAATTATTGGCTGATCCCAATAGTCGTTTTAAGGACAACATTGAGATCGCCGGACTGTTACTCTGCAAGATTCCTACGGAGTTTATGGAACAGCGTAAGGCTTATTACCAGCGCCAGACCAGAGACAACATGGAAGCCGTAGATAACACGTTTATGAGAGAGAGCGATAGTCGTATGCCACTCTTTAGAGAGAAAAGGTCTTCGACTTCGTTCGGTAAAGGTAAATAACTTTTAACGAGGTTAAAATGGCATATCCCACCGTATCAGGCCCTTACGGGCTAGTACCGATCAATTTGATCGGCGGTCAGGTGTTTGCTGGTGCAACTCGTCAAATCCCCATCGGTTCCGGTGAAACCACCGCCATTTTCTATGGTGACGTTGTTAACCTGAACTCGGATGGTAATGTGACGAAACTAACCACCACGGACTCTGGCTCTGCAGTTGGTGTTTTCCTTGGTTGCACATTTGTTGACCCGGTTCTTGGTCTGACTTTCCGTCAGTACTACCCCGGTGCTTTGACAAACTCCACGATGACTGCATACGTGCAGGACGACCCGGATGCTTTGTTTAAAGCCGCAGTATGTGCTACTGGTACAACAACCATCAGTTACTTAAACCGTACTGATGTCAACCGTAACGCTGCTTTGGTTCAGAACCCCGGTTCTACGACTACAGGCAACTCTGGTGTAGCGATTAATAACGCTTCCAACACCACGACTACCCTCCCAGTTCGTATTATCGACACTGTTCCTGAGACAGCAATCGCTGGTTATCCCGGTTCTTACACAGAAGTGATCGTGAAATGGAACTTTGGTGTACACCGCTATTACAACGCTACTGGCGTATAAGGAGCGAATAAATGGCTATTTCACGCGCACAACTACTGAAGGAACTGCTCCCTGGACTGAACGCCCTGTTTGGTCTTGAGTATGCTCGTTACGGCGAAGAGCATAAAGAGATTTTCGATACCGAGACCTCTGAGCGTTCCTTCGAAGAAGAAACCAAACTGTCTGGCTTCTCAGCCGCACCTGTCAAAAACGAAGGTTCTGCCATCGCGTATGACAACGGTCAAGAGGCATGGACTGCTCGCTATAACCACGAAACCATTGCTCTGGGCTTCTCGCTGACGGAAGAGGCAATCGAGGACAACCTCTATGACTCCCTGTCCAGCCGGTATACCAAGGCTCTGGCTCGTGCTATGTCATACACCAAGCAGACTAAGGCTGCTGCAATCCTGAACAACGGCTTTGATACCGACTATACCGGTGGCGATGGCGTACCCCTGTTCAGCGCATCGCATCCGCTGGTCTCTGGTGGCACCAACAGCAACATCCCGTCAACCCCTGCCGACCTGTCGGAGACCTCCCTTGAG